CCCACACAAGTTTTACAACCAGTGTGATGTCATTCGTTCAGCGAAAAAGAACGAATTCTGGGTCTACGCAGGCCTTAGCCTATTCGCCTATTGGCGGTATTGTAGCTGCCAGTATGATAGTTGCGGGCAAATCCTTAATAAAGGACACGCCGAAGGAGTCCAGATCGAGTCGGAGAACAAAAGTCCCCCAAGACGTTCTTTCAACTCACTCGACACCCGACGCTTGTGCCGTCGAAAGACGGAATGCCGCGACAGTCGTACTAACCGCGGAGAAAGATGCCATTCGACATTTTAAGAAATGTCATTCTGCATTCTCCGAGACTAGTTTACTAGTCGCAACACAGCTCCTCAGGAGCTTCATTTGGTGTTTTGTCACTAGACGTTCCCTGAAACCAATTTGGTTTTCAGAAAAGGATTTTGGGAGATTTAAATTATCTCTCTCTCACTCCTTGGGACGAATATATGACAATGTCACCCCTGACAACCATGAACAGACATACTGCAAATATTGGCTAGATAGCCTTCTCTGCACTGCTGTTCACGATCATCACAGCCCTCCCAACCGTCCTGATTGGGTAAAAGAACCACTATTCTCGGGTTACTGCCGTCGGTTTATTAGCCGTGCGGTTGCTTCCCATGATTTGTCGTTCATCTACTCACTTCAGAAAGGATCTAAAAGGTCCTGGCCCGCTCTAAGCGATGTCAGTAAGCAAGCGGCGTTTGATAAACATTACGCCCGTTTGAGTACTCCCCAGACCCCGATTTCTGATTCACTCCGCACTGAGATAACACTTGTCTCACGTGAAGTTTTTCAGATTCAGGGATCCGAAGATTATTCAAAATTTATGCCTTCTGGCTCAGCCTGTATGCAGGCCTCTCGACGTTGTGGTGGGTCTCTTTCTCTTTTCAACCACTTCAAATTTCCTAGACTGAATCTTGATGAAAGACAGCCTTTGGGAAGACTTGTGACATTGTGTCAAAAGATTGAAGATTGGAGAAAGACTCAATCAGATTTAGCATTCTCGACCGCTCACGAACGGTTATATCGCCTTCCAGCGAAAACCGGGGAGCCGGAGGGGCTGAATGTGGAAGTGATGGCAATCCCGGAACCAGGAAAGTTCCGGATGATCACCAAAGGTGATGGATTTGTTTACACAGCACTCCAGCCCCTACAAGGGCTGCTGTTAAAACAATGGAAGAATCATTCTAGCAGCACTATGTTGCATCCAGATCTTTTGGAATCAGTCAGGAAAATTGATGAAGTTCTAAAGGAGCTTCCTTTCTGGTGTTCTGTTGATTACGAAGCCGCTACCGATTTACTCAAGAAGTCCGCAACTTTTGCTGCCTTCGAAGGAGTTCGGGAAAGCCCGTATTTCAATTTAGGACTGATGAGTTTGATGCCTGGCCGGGCCTTCTATCCCAAAAAGACAGGAGGACGATGGACTTTGGATCCTTTGGATCCAAACATTCGTTCCTGTCTTTCTGTGGAAGGACAGCTTATGGGCCATCCGTTGTCTTTCCCCTTCTCTGTGTTATTAACCTTGCTGTTTACCGACTCGCCTTAAAGAGGTGGGTCAGTTGTGGCAAGGAGAAAACCTTTGAAGAACGATCTAGACTTCAGAATTTAATGAAGCATCAAGTTCTCGTCAACGGTGATGACATGTTGTTTAAGTGTACGAAGGAGTTTCATGACGATTTCTTTCTACCTATCTCGAAAGAGGCAGGTTTTAAGATTTCAACAGGAAAGCATTACCTCAGTCCATTTGCTTGTATGATTAATTCTCAGTTATTCAAACGAAATGATCGAATGAATCGCTGTGGTTATTTCAACCAGAAGATGCTTACAGGTTCTTCCTTGAAAGAGGGAGATTCTGTTGCCACTCCTGTGCAGATTGGCCGTGAGGTTTCCAAAATGGTTCTGCAGTGTCCTTGGACTCGTTCCACAGTCCCTGCTACAATGAACCGTTTTGGTCCCGAGTGGTTTGGTCCGATTTATCGTCCTAATTGGTACTTTCCAGTCCATTTAGGCGGTTTTGGATTAGATGATTCAATTGCTCCTTCAGATTGGCGTTCTCGGGTCACGAAAGATCAGAGGCTTATGGCTTCTCGATTCATTAATGATCCTTCGATGGCTTTATACCGTCGGGAAGGGATGTCTATTCCTTCTGCTAAATACGCTAATGCACTTCTCCATTATCGTTTTGTTACTGGCCCCTACGTTCCTGAAAAGGATGAAGTAGAGGCTAATTCAGACGACTGGTTAACACGAATTGCTTATGCAGCTCGTGCCCGTGGAGATCCACCTGTGGATGACAATGTGATGACAGTGAAGTTTAAACCTGAGTATCGTCTGAAGCCTATGTCCTGGGACCGTCTGTCTCATTACTGGGTCGCTCAGATGTTTTCTCGAGGTGGACCTATCTGTCCTCCGTTAAATGTTCTTCAGACACCGAAACAAATCTCTGGTAGCCGAACGATCACGACTATTCGTAGTGGTCATGGAATAATTCATTATGATTATTCTGTGAGACCCACCTACGGTCCTAAACAATCGTTCAGTTATGAGAGTTTTGTGGATGACCCTTCATTTGACTTCTCGTCCTAAACAAGACGTTAAACTGTTACTGGGTTTCTGAGGGTAATACCCCAAAACGGTGTCGAGATTGTCTGGCAGCCTCTGTGTGCCCATTGGATTGATAGCCCTTCATACAGCTTTGGAAAACTGTATCAAGGGTAGTCTCCTTTCGGCCAGTGGTGTTGTCCTTGAAGTTTTTAGAAGTATGAAATGCTTTGATGATTAATTTATCCTCCAAAAGGAATTAGGTTGAAATCTAAGCTGCTTGGTGTAAGAACCTACAGTAAATTAATCAGATAGACATTCTGTACTGTCTAGATTCGAAGAATCTCCGACTTAATAGTTCCGTGCTAAACAAAATGCCGAGAGACTACACGGCGGTTCGCTGTGCGTTCCTCAGAGATGTATAGTCCCGTTGGATATATGCGGTAACCAGTACTAATATGCCATTGAAAATGAAGAGTAAGAAAGTGAAAATGAACAGACCAAAGTCAGCCAAATCTGAGTCTTCTTTATCTGTTGCTCCAGCGGCCGTCAGTTATAAGATGGTCACTAAAGCTCCAGTAATGAAGAGGACAAAGACTCGTTCTTTGGTTGTTTCGCAACGTGAGTTGATTGTTGGTTCAGTCGCAGGTTCGACCGATTTTGCGCTACAGGTGGATCTCAGTATCAACCCGGGTTTAGCAACTAGCTTTCCCTGGTTGGCACCGATTGCTTCACAGTGGCAGCAATACCGGATTAAAAAGTTGGTATTTGAGTGGATCCCCATTGCAGCAACAAATACTGCCGGGGATTACCTCATGGCCTTCGAATATAACGCGTCTGAACCGGTACCATCTACTGAACAAGAGCTGTCTGCCTACGAAGGAGCCATCATGTCTTCGACTTGGTGTACTTCTAAGTTGGTTTTGGACTTAGGTGCTAGTAATAGCATTCTAAGAAAGACAGTCCGTCAGGTAGCTACAGCTGGTGACATTAAAACTTTCGACATTGGTCGTTTGATTGTGGCAACTAATAATTGCCCAAACACAAGCAACGTCGGAAAGCTTTATGCGGATTATGACATTGAATTCTTTGTCCCGCAAGTTTCTGTTTCTTCGGTTTCAGGATATGCCAATCAGCCCAACAGCACCGATTCTTTCGGAGTTGCTGGAACGGTGAGTCTGGCTTCTGGAGTTTCGACGCCGATCCCTTGGACGGCTCTCTTCACTAGTTTGTCTCCCGACGGTACCGGTAGTGGAACAGTTTGGACTTGGCCTGCAGGCTGTTATCAGTTTGTGGTCAACGTTCCTGTTGTTTACACTGGAACTACAGTTGCTGGTAATGAGGTTTCCTTGGAAGTTCTGCGAAACGGTTATGACTTGACCCCTCAAAAGGTCCTTGTCACCTCCTATTTGTCAGGAAATTCTACGGAAGAATCAACCATGCTGTCTGCTTGTTTTATTGTCTCCCTTAATGGGACTGACAGTCTAACATTCCAGATATATTGTGGTTCCACGTCATCCTCCCCTGCGATTCAGCCATATGCAGCCTCAATGTTGGTTGCTCTGGCTTAGTTCCGTTGCGGTTTATCATCGCTACTTATTCCAGCCTTCCTTTGAGAGTAGGTCCATGAACTACTAGGGTTTGGCACCCGAATGTTGCGTGGGTCCCCACCGAAATTGGGAGGGTCTGGGTTCTCACCCGCTGTAGGGAAAGCTTCGATGTAGCTTATTCTGAAACCTGTTATAAGTCTTCGTCTTTCGACGTAAGAACTTAGATAGGCCTCTGAACATGCTGCCGAGAATGCTATCCTTGTCTCGGGTTTTCTGAATTCAGATAGGTGTTTGCGAGCGAGGGGTCCGGTCCTCACTGATACCGACAGGTGTTAAGTGTCTACTGGTATAACCAAACTACGTCTATTCTGAT